CGCCCCTGTCTGGATTATGATCCGATTTGCTGGCACTATGACGAGCATCACCAATCCACCCATCACTGGCAGTGCGGCGATCTGGATACCAGGTATCAATCTGATCTCTTAACTGCACTCCAGCTGCACATAACCAGGGTTTCATTAGCCTAGCAATACTTGTAATTCATCAGCTGTTAAACCAAGACGATCAGCAATTGCTTGGCGTGCTGTTTCTTTTGCTTCGGCTTCAACTTGGGCTGCTAAAATTTCTTTTGCAAATTTTTCTCTTGCTTTTTTTTCAGCAGTTGTTTCATCGCGTTCAATAACAGTTTCTTCGCCTGTAATAGTGTTAAAGTGTTTTTCAGTAATTTTCATTAGTTTGCTCCATAAACAAATAAAGTGCCGGCATCAAAAGCATTTCCAACTAAACTTATTGATGTTATTGCTGCGCTTGCTTTATACAATCCATGTCCGCTCATTTGCCATTGTCCAGTTCCTGTACCAGTTGGCGCACCAAAAAATTGAAAAGTTTTCCAACCTGTTGTATCTGCCAAATCCATACTAATAGACCCTAATGCAGTTGATGCAGCATTGTTAGTTAAATACAATAAATCTGCTTGACTTGAACCTCCAGAACCATCTTGGTTACTTACATTTGCAGCTGACCAAGATGAATTTCCAATAATTGCACTATTTACATAAAGATGATTTGAACCAAAATCCGCGTTAAATCTTATAGAAATCTGTGCACCGGCAGCGGTATCAGACGCATTAATAAAATAAATCCATAACTTTTTTTGAGCTGAAAATGAAACTGTTACCACCGATGAACCTGATAACGCAGTTCCTCCTGTGTTTAACAAAGTATAACCTGTTGGACCGCCAGCAGGAGTAGCCCATTTTAATCCTGTGGCTGCTGTGCTATCAGCAGTTAAAACTGTTCCGTTAGCGCCAACTCCAATTCTAGCATCGGTAGTTGAGTAAGTATATAAATCACCCTTAGTAGTCAATGGTGATCCGCCACCTACAGCTACCCATGCGCTGCCAGAATATGTTAATACTTGATCTGTATCTTTTAGATAACATGAGTTACCTTCTTGTGGTGATGTAACTGCGGCATCTCTAGCTGTTGCATTAGCAAACACCCAGATACCTTGCATTAAATAGCCATCAACATCAGCGGCGGTTAATACCTCGCCTGTAACAAAATCCTTAAACCCTAAACCAGCTGCCATTTTTACTCCTTAGTAACTTAGGACATTATAGTCTAAAGTACCATAAATCGTATCATTTAGGATAAATGCGTCTATGATCGGCTCTAATGTCGTGAACGTAGTTTTCCAACTATTTGGTGTAATGGTCATACCAACACCAAAAATTTGTAAAGTCTTTTCTAGGGTAGATCCACCTGGCTGGGTAGTTAGCACAGAAATAGGATCAAAAAAATCTAGGCCTAAAGCTGCCAAAATTCCAGAATTATAATTAGGCGCATATAAATCTAATACGATTGAATCTACTCGAATCTCGGTTTCAGCTCTACTGGCCACGTAAGCCTGGGCATAATCTAAGGCCACAGCATCTGATTGCATTAATAGGTTATCTAAGAAATATGAGTGCAGGAAATATTTGTCAATGCTGGCCTGATCTAAAGCAACTTGGGCTGTGCCACCCACTCTAGTAATTGTGGCTTTGTTAAATACCAGCACATCATTTAATATCCATGAGGCATCCATGTATTCAATACCTGTGCCATTATCTGCAAACGCTGTAGGTGTGCCACCTATTGATCCAGCCGTAACAGCTCTATCTTGAAATACAAATGATCCTGCCGCATCTACATATACTGCGCCATACTCTGATTCACCAACAGTTATTAACGCTTGTAATGCTGTTCTATCTGTATTGGGATCTGCTTGTAATGTAGTTAATCCTGGATCAACATCACGCATTGAGGCTGGCCAATCAATTTCATCTAATATTTGATTAACTCTAGTGCCAGATAAATCTCCAGCAGTTGCCCCTGTAATAGTTTTAATCTGAGCATTTTGCGCTAATCTAAATGCATCTACAGCTTGTATAGTTGTATAAGTTACATCCTCTGATTCTCTAGGATAGGTAGTAACATAACTTGTAATAAAACCAGAAAAAATATCGTAGTTATTGCCAGCGTAGGTAGCAGTTATCTGTACCTTTTTCATAGGTGTCAAAAGATTAAAATACGGACTAGATGTATTCTGTGGGTTAAAGTCACCATTTTGATCTACTATGCGCAAGGTCATTGTGCCAGTTTGGAATTGATCTGACAAGGCAGTACGGCCTCGTCTAGTTTCAATACGATTAATTTGATTAGATACATCTACAATTACAGCTAGTGAATCTGCTAAAACGTTTGTATCTAAAATGCCAGTATCTAAAATCATTGCCTGAGCAAAACTTGGCCCAGTGCTAAAGTTAATAACTGCATTTATTACTGGTACTGTCATTATGGTAATGATCCGACAGGTGATGTGCTTAAACCTGTTTTAGTTGCAGATTGAATACTCTCGGCTATTAGTTGACTAAATCTATCGTTAGTACTAGATGTGTCAATAGTTAATTTAATTTCTTGTTGCTTAGCGAAATAAGCATCTGCTTGGGCTTGGTATCTAGCACTCATAGATGCCATTATTGCCTCTGATTGTTTTACTGTCGCTGGTACTAATAAGTCAGCCATAATCGCAGAGCTTGTAAATTGTTGCTGTGGGTTAATTGCACCGCTAGGTATTTTATTTAATGGTGCTCTACTAGATGGAATACTCATACCACTAACACTGCCACCAGCTGCAAAAGCATCTGCCTGTGCTTGGTATCTAGCAGACATGTGGGCTAGGGCGGATGCTTCTTGAAAGCTTAAACCCATAGCCATAAATTCATTTACTAGCTTGCTAACCATTGTGCTGAATTTATCGGTAGATGATGCTAATTCATCTGTAAATTTCTTTAGACCCTCGGCTGCTTCCATCTCGGCTAATAGTTTCTTAGCCAATGCCTCATTGTTATCTAGTATGGCTAGCTGTGATTGTAGGCGTAGTTTAGTTTCATAATCTGTAGCCTCATTTAGTGCCTTAGTCAGACCGATACGCTCAATATCAAACTTGTCTTTTAGTTGATCTACTGCGCTTTTTTCTTTTAACTTGCTAATTTCTTGTGAGCGAAGCCTATTAGTTTCTTTAATGTTTTTAGCTTCTTGTTTTCTTTGTGCTGCCAGAATTCTAGTAGAACTTCTTTCTTGGCCACCACGATCTACTTGTTGGCGACCTGCGCCCCTTAGCGCTTCTGTGGCTCTTAACACTGCACCAATGCCAGGTATGTTTCTTAGAAATGAACCATCCATGCCAGGGATATTTGTAATCTCTTTTAACTTGCCTACTACCTTGCCTAGTCCTACTAATACCTCGCTAGTGGCAGTAGCAAAATCTTCCATATTGTTAGTTACATTTTCAATGCTGTCGTCTTTGCCTAATTGAGATAATGCATCTAATAAACCTTTACCAATTATTTCTTGGGCATTAGCTGTAGCAACTCTTAATAGATCCATCTTTCCAGCATAAGTATCTAATCTAGCTGAGGCTTGGCCTGAGAACTTATTATTAAGCTCGGCCATAATTGCATCCATGTCGCCAGCCTTTAATAAGGCTTTATCTAAACCAGCACCTAATCTGCTAAGGCCTGTAGTGTTGCCAGCGTAAGCACGTGATAAGGCTGTAGTAACTTGTGTTAGTGATCTACCTGTAGCAGCCGATACATCCATAGCCGTAGTTAATGCATCTTGGCTTTTAGTGATTGATCCAGTTACTGTTAGTAATTGCTGGAATGCTGGTCTTAACTCATCATCTAATACGCCAGTAGCCCTCTGTAGGTTATCTATGTATAACTCAACACCAGGTGCGCTAAATTGATATCCTGTATTTCTTAATTGAATCTCTAAAGACTTGGCTGCTTTTTCATCAGCTGCAAACGCTTTGACCGCTTCTTTACTAAATCTAGTTAATGCTGTTACTGAGAATGCTGCAACAAAGGTTCTGCCAAAGGCTTTAACTTGCTTTTCAAATGCACTGATTTCTTTCTTGCCTTTTTTAAGCCCCTTGTTATTAAAGGTGCTGAGTGCCGATACGACTATATTGGCCATTATGCAACCTTCTTTTCTGTAGTCTTATTAAAGTGTGTAGCTGTAGCATTAATGGCTTTTACAATTACGCCATAGATATCACCGCTATCTTGTGCCCATGCTTTGTAAATTAAACGACCTTTAGTTTTACGACCACCACCCCTAGCGCCTTTAACTTTAGGCTGAGATGTAAGGGTTGGTAGATCAGTTACAAATTGATACCCGGCAAATGGGTTATTAGAATTATATGCAGATGTAGATCTACTTCTACTCTTTCTGCTACCTGATTGCTTAAATGCCATAGTGCCGCCACCTTCTGCAACAGAAGTAAATGGCGCTCTACCTTGTGGGTTTAATCTACCTGCGGTTTCATAGATACGACCAGCAGCGCTTATATTGTAAACATAACTTTCTACTGTATAGCCATTACTAAACCTGCGGTTTTGACCTTCTTTGTATCCAATACCACCACGGACAGTAGCTGCATCATATTTAGGGAATGGGCGATAATCTACAGTAGATGATATTGGTTTAGACCAGCCAGACAGCACTTCATTGTTACTTACTACAAAACCTTTAGCCTTAGCTTCTACGCCCTTCATAACAGGCTCTACCGCTGCTTTAACACGCCTATACATGTCCTGATCAACAAAGGTTAAGCCATTGATAACGTCTTTAACGCCTACGACTTCTACTGGCATTTTTGACCTCTCTAGCTCTATCATTTAAAACTTGGACTATTGCGTTTAATAATTCTGAATCCATATTAATGAACTCACTTGGCGCTATCCCAGTTTCAACGCTTAGTGCAGCGATACTATAAACTAAAGAGTCACGCCTAGTTATTTTTTTTCTTCGTCAAGTACCTCGACAGTTTCTAATGTGTCGATAAACTCAGTACCCCATAAAGGTATCTGTGCGCCAGACCTACGCAAGCATTCATAAGCCAACCAAAATATCTCGGTCTGCCTTTCGTGCTCACGTAGGACTTTAGAAATTCCAGCGCCGTACTTCAATTCGAAAGCGTACTCGACACCTGGTGTTATCTTATGATCTGATACTTCACCATTAGCCCTTGTTATCTTTAGCTTTGCCATTATTACTCCTTGATTAGAACGCCACTGTTGGCGATACTGTTACTGCGGAGTTTACTGTAAATGTCATTGAAGATGTAGCAATTTCAGCCACGCCACCCTGACCTAGTGGAGTTAGGTTATTTACCAATATTGAGAATTGGTAGGTTGGGTTAGCAGCTGACACTGTAGTACCTTTAACAGTAATTACTGATACTGAAATGGTCTTACCGAATGCATCATTGAGAGTTTGCATAACCTGGTTAGATGCCCACTCATTGTTAAAATCAATAGTAAATGTTGAGTTTTCTAGTCCAGCCACGTACTTGTGTGATGTATCACCCATAGCTGTAATTTCTAACTCATCTACGACCTTGTTGATTACTGCGCTTGTTACGTATGCGCTGATATCAATAGATGGTGTAGTAGGCGCAGCGTTGGTAGCCAACTTAACGCCGACGTTGTTATTTAAGTATATTGCCATTGTTACTCCTCGTCATTCTTGTTGGTTGTTGCCTTGCCTTTTGGTTCTTCCTTTATTTGGCCTGTCTTGATTAAGAAGGCTAAATCTTCTTCTCTGCTCATTTTAACTCCAGCTCGTTAGTATGGATACTGTTATTTCTGATGTTAGTAAATCTCCACTCGCCGCACTTGTAATAGCTGGAGCGGAAACGCTTGTTATATTCATAACTAAAGATGATCCTGCCAATTTAGTTACTACTGCTACGATAAAATCTTCCATGCCTTTTAAGTTGCCTTGATTATCTAATGCTGGCACTGCCATAAGAATTCTAAAATTAGCCAATGGTGATAATGTTATTTGAGTATTGTTACTTGGCACTAAATACGGATCGCCAGGGGTGATTACTACGCTGTTAGCCAATAATGTAGCTGGTGGAAAACTAAATGTACTCCATACGCCAGCGTTTGCTAAGGCTGTTGCAAGTGTGCCTCGAAGTGTTGTTACGGCGGCCATTAGCCCACCAATGATGCGGGTGCAGCGTAAGGCTGGATGAGACCTCGTATCCGATTTATCATTTGGTAACCCATGCGATAAGGACTCGCAGATATCCCATCCATGCCTACGCCCCCAGTTTGGCTGACTTGTCTGGCTTGAAAAATATCAACCGCCAGGATCATTGCCGCTTCTCTTATAGCTGGGATCGCACTGTAATCATCTTCTTTAGTGTCTTGGCCTGAGGCCTTACCATATGGAAGAATTTTATGGAATGGATCGTCTGCGTGTACTTTCGCAAACTGAATAAATGAATATCCGTTAGGGAATGAATAATTGGTAAAGAACGACCAGAATGCCGTGCTAATGCTTACAGGTATTGTTATGCCTGGAATTGTGCCAGTAATTACGTGATTACCGCCATAAGTAGATCCGCAACCTTCTATCGCTACGCTTTGACCTTTAACAAATATACCTGGGTTTGCTAATACTAATGTGGCTACATTGTTTTGTAATCCAGCGGCCACTACTGGCGCATCATTAAACCATAAATATTGATTAAGTAGATCTTGTGCTGTTTGGCAAACTTCTTCGACTGTTGCCGAACTATAGAGTGAGCCAATACCTAAATTACTGCGTAACTCAGCTTCGGTTACATATGTGGCTGGCATCTCTACTCCTTTTCTAAAAAGCTCCCCCAGGGCTAGGGCTACTAAACCCCAGGGGATTATTAATTGTTAAACGGATTTATCAGGTCTTCTTGTACTTTAGAATTCCGTTAGGCATCTTGGCAATTGTTGCCATGTAGCCGTAAATTGCTACCTGTACTTGTAGGTTTGATACTACGTTAACAGACATAAATGCCTGAGGTGAGCGATATACAGTGAAAGCCTCTGGTGCAAGGATAATCGCTGAATCATCATCAAATGTAGTAGCTGAGAAGTTCTTGTCTACATATAGATCAAGTCCTAATACGTTACCACGGATAGATGTTGGATTAACTTGTCCGCCTGCGTTCATTGGTTGTAGCGCATTAAATACTGGGCGCTTTGTTGTATCTTGCGCACCAATTAATGCACCCCATTGTGCTGGGTTAGCAATGTAGTTCTGTGCGAAATAACCAGTGTTTGAATAGATAGTACGTGCACCTTCAGTTGTAAATGCGACGATTCCATCTAGATCGGCAGATGTGTTTGTGCCGTTCATACCAGCTGCAAGTAGTGCATTTAATACAGTTGTATCAATTGTCTTTAAGTATGCATACTCTAATTGCTTTGTAAGTTCTGCGTAGAAATTAGGATCTGAACGCTCTAGTAATTCTACTGAGAGTGTGTTCATACCTGAGTACTTAGATACTGTACCTGTTAGGTAAGCAGTTTCCATGCCTGTATTTTGTACTGCGCCAGCTTCTGCTTCAACAGTTACTACTGGTGCTACACCTGTTCCGCCACCTGAAGAAGTTACTAAAGATGGTACGTTAATTGTCATACCTGATGCTGGCAGTGTGCCTTGTGAACATGCATCAATTGCTGGTGTACCAAAACGTGTGTTTGTTACAAACTCGCTTAGGTATTGTGTTGGATTAAATGCTGGGTTAGTTGAGAATGAATCATCAGCTGCAGCTATGTACAGTTTTGAATCATCATTACCTAGAGCAGCCTTAATTTTGTGCTCTGTGTATGCAGCCATAGAAGTAATTGGCGTACGTACTGTTGTCTGAATTAATGGTGCTGTAATTACTGGGCGAGCAGCTTCTACTGTAGGAGTAGCAGCCTCTGCCTTTGCTTCTTGTGGCGCTGTTGCTAAATCTTCCACAGGAGCCTCGCTTTCTGTTGTTTGGTTTGTGTCCTCTGCTTCGTTTTCACTAGCAGCAACTTTAGTTACTTGCGCAGCGCTAAACGCTGGTGATTCAACTAGGCTTACCTCACGTAGAGTTGCGCTAGTTACATATAAATAATCTTTTTTCTGAATAGATTTATTAACATCTACTCCTACGCTTAGGCCATCTACTAATTGTTCACTGGCCAAAATTAATGCGTCTTGACCTTGCATGCTAGAGCTAATTTTAAAGCTAGCGTAAATGCCATCTTCTGTTTCTTTGTAATTCGATTGCATGCGACCTATCGGTTTTTCTGGGCGATGCTGCATTAGCATTTTTATCTTGCCAGCATCTCCAATGGCTATTGATCCTTTGGCAAAAACAACTTTACCAACGGAAGTATTGCCTACTTCTTCAAATGGCACAATCTTGCCAGCAATGACTCTGCGCTCTGTATCGGCAGCTTCTATGTGGCTACTGAATGTAAGTTTCATCTTCTTCTTCGCTTCCGTTAGGTGTTAGGCTTTCCATTTCTTTTGCATCATCTACGTCGATTAGACCTAGATTTAACATTTTCTCTATTGCTTCTAAACGCTTTATTGTGTCGGCTCTTAGGAATGATTCTTCAATTTTGAATTTTACAACATGTCCTCGTGGCGTAATGTCATCCATGCTTAGTCGATCTTCAATAGCACAAATAAATGGCTGTAGAGAGTAGGCTACAAATTCTTTGCGACCATCGATAATATTTTGATATGTCATTGAGTTATTCATATCTGCACTTATGTAATATGCAGGTACGTTCATTGCTCTAGCAATTTGTGTAGCCAGATATTGCTGTGCTTCGTTATACATCATGTCTTTTGGACTAAATCCTGTAGTTTCATAAGACAATGTAGATGTTAAATATGCTGTTGATCTATTTAGACGGCTTTGTTTCCATTGTGCTAATAATCCAGATACTTGTTGCTCTGGTAAATCTGCGCCAGTGTTTTTAATGTAACCACTTGGCATTGGTGTCTGTGCTGATACAGCTGCAGCCTTTTCAATATCTAATGCACTTTGAATTGTACGTGCTGCTGTTTGCAATACGCCTTGTGTTAATCCCTGGAATGTGATAAGTGAACCAATACCGGACATTGGAGCAGTTTGGCCATCTACATAATAAGCTTCTACTTCTGTACCAAATTTATTTGTTGTAAATGTAACTCTGTTATTTGCTACCCATTCAAAACGTGATGGTCTTAAATCATCTGCATATAATTCTGTAACTCGCCAATAAGCAACACCATAAAAAAGCAAACTATCGACAGTCCATGAAATCGTGACGGATCTTGGTTGCCGATAGTCTGGCTGCTCTATCCAAAGAGGACTCCCCAGTGCCTCACCACTAGACTTTTTGTAAAGTGCTAATGGCAAGTAAGAAACTACACCAGCTATTAAATTTCTGCAACGTGAAACGGCAGGTACTTGCATGGCAAAATTGCGATCTAATCCACCAGGGAAATTACCAACACCTGTTGTAAATGAACCATAGCCATAGGCTGTGTCCATAATGGCAGGGGCGTATTGCGCTTGTACGGATTCAGTTTTTTTATTTATACCCAAAGCAGACAATAGACCCATAGATATACTTTATACCATAAAACGGACTAAAGGTGCAAGTTAGACATAAATCTGCGCAGTTTGTTGTGGGCGTGTCAGATGGCTAACTACCATAGCCAAAGAAATGGCGGCCGTAACTTCCCCACTTGATTTTCTACGGATGATTCTGAACCCAAAATCTGAGGTTTTTGTAGCGCAATTATTTAAGTGCTGGACTAGATCCTGTTGCCCTGAATGGATTAAAGTGTTTTGTGCTAAAGCATTGGCAAGGTCTGAACAGGCCTGGTAAAACTTTTGCCCACTGCAATCTTCTAATCTCCAGCCACTTTGTTCGAGCTTAGTTGCAACTGTTTGCGTGGCGTACTTGTCAAAACAGATTACGTGTGGGTGATATTTTCTAGCCCATTCATTTATATCACTTGCCATCTTAATTTCATCTATTGCTATATCACTATGCCAAAGCTGTGCAAGTCCTACAGCTATCTTTCCGTCTTTTAATTGACCCATAACTAAAGCGCCAGATCTTCTAGTTGGTGCAATATCAAAGGCCATTATAGTCTGAGGCCCGACAGGTATTTCTAACGTGCTATCACTACATGCTTCTATAGATCCATAAACCCAGGGACTTTGTGTGCTATCTACCCACTGGCATAACATCTCAGTACGTGTAGCTTCTATACTGTTTGTACTTACCGATTCTTCTAGTGTCTGCTCAGTTATTAAATGCCCTAATGCCGGGTTTGCCATAGCCCAGGCTTTCTTATCATGTATTTTACAATGCTGTGGCGCACTGTATTCGTAATAACCTAAATTCTCTGGTGGATAAGACTTGCAACGCTCTACTAGATCATTTAGCACTGTACTAAAGCCATCACCTGCGTTGCTTGTCATTAATGTCATTGAGTTAGGTCTTGCACGTGTTACTGGCAATGCAGCTGTAAAGGCTTCCTCTGACCATTCACGTAATTCGTCTATGTATAGAAAATCTGCCGTCTTACCACGGGGTGCATCTCTTGTAGCTGCTGCTATTTCATACCTAGCACCATTAAGTAGGCTAATAGATTCTTGACCATTAGCCAGGCGTATCTGTCTTACTTGATCTTTTAAGAATTGGTTATCTTCTATCGTGTATGCAACCTGCCTAAATGTATCTAATGCCATATTTCGATTAGATGACATGCCCAGGACATTCTTAGATTGCCATAAGAATAAATGTGAAAGTATAAGCATGCGAGCCAGGTGCGTTTTGCCGTTTTGACGTGCTACTAATACTAAAGCTGTCTTCTTGCGCCAGTTATTGTCATCATCAATAGTTAAAAGATCCTGCAATACAAAACGTTGCCAGGGGATTAAAGGTAAACCTATTTTCTCAGCTAGATCAGCAACCTCATCTACTTTGCTATTACCTTTAAGTAAAGGCGTGTGGATTCTAGGCTCGGTGCTGCCAATTAGCCCGACCCCTCGTTTAATCTGGCTTGATTCCGTATTAGTTTGCATCAAAGTCCAGTGTATCTGGTTTATTAAAAGGTGAGTCTGGCACTGTGCTGGTGGTCTCAGGGAGAGAAGGTTTCAGAAAGACAGGGGGGGTCGCCTTGTGGCTAAAAAAACGCCCACCTTTACGGCTATTACACGATTTACACAGACATTGCAAGTTATCCAATGCCCACATATCACCACCCTTTACACGTGGATAGATGTGATCCACTGTATCTGCTACACCACCACATAGAGCACAGATCCAACCATCACGATCTAATACTGTAATGCGTAGCTTCTTCCATTTACCACTATGTAATGCTCGTTCGCTCAATGCCAACCCTTACGTTTAAAGTGATCTAATGCTTTACACATTGAACCATATCTATTTATATTGTACTTAATACCCCACTCTACCTGCTTATATCCATTTACTTTACTAAGGTACTTAGATCTACCTTGAGGTATACCATAATGACTACCATTCTTAGCTTTAGGATTCCATCTACTCTCTTTATGATATAACTCATCTAAGCAATAGAACTCTGTGAAGTTATGATTTAACTGTATAAATGCATATTGTTTGTAATGCATAGGTTTATTAATAACTTGAGATTCAGCTCTTTCAAGGCTACTCATTTGTGCTACAAATAGAGCGGTGGCAACTAGCGTGCACCTTGCGAGCCATCCCCTACGGGGCTCGCCTTTTCGCCTTGAGGGCGAATGCGATCTAGAGCGTACCATACTAGTCAAGATCATCTAGCAAAACCGCAGGTCAGACGGCATGTTACGATACGTAGATCATCACCTTCTTGCCAGGTTTGATCGTAACCAATTTCATTCAATTATAAGCCGCCTTTCTACAGCTGCTGCCATGCCATTGGTCCCAGGAAATAAATCAACCATTTCATCGCCTGGTTTGTAATTCAATAAATCTAATATCCAATCGTTAAATTTATCTGGTTTAGAGCCTCTTAATCCTTTACGTTGTGCCCTAGCACAATTCAGGTAATCCCTCGTCATTGGACGTCTATTTTTTTCTTGTCTACCACCATATAAAATTACAGGTTCCCAAGCGTACTGCACAGTAGCATTCCACCATATTTGATGTATAGTTTTAGTCCAGGCGCATACTCGTGCTTTTTTTGGAATGATTGAACAATAAAACGGCAGTACAGGTGCATGTAAACTAACTGCCCAACCTTCTGGAAATTCGTCCATTAAGCGTTCAATTAATTCTACGTGTTTTTCTTTTTTGTCATATTCAGCCGCTTCTGGATGTAAATCTCCATAAAAACGTTTTGCTAGTCCTAAATATGGCGGATCTGCATAAGCAAATTTCATTTTTTACTACCCCATCCATTTCCTTTAAATACTAAGCCAGGTGCCGAGTATATTCTTACCATTTTAACTTTACATTTAGGACAATCCATAGTAGGCACATCCTCTGTAAATGATCTAAAGGTAGAGCCGAAGGTGCCACATTCATTACAGCTAAATTCATAAGTTGGCATCTTTACCCCCAATTAACTGACAA